TCACTCGATTGGCCCCACCAAGCAGTAGCGGATCAATTGCTGCTCAACGCTCTGCTTCTGTCGCAAAACCAAGATCACTGCCACCTCGCCTTGCTCTTCGTGGAATTCGTAAAAAACACGATAGGGGCCGGTATTAAGCTCGCGATAGCTCAGCACCCCCAGAAGACTCGCCTGCTGGCTGACTGGGTAACCTTTAGGTGCAAGTGAAATCTTCTCTTCAATCTCATCCAAAAGGCTCAGTACTGACTGGAGTGCAGCCTGTTCACCTTGGAATGGAGCCAAGTGGTGGACTTGGTCTTCGATGCTTTGCTCTGCGGTATCAGTAAAACGAATGACGACCGGGGACATTAAACCTCCTTATTCTGGCTGAGCGAACCTCCTGGAAAGGCGAGCTTTCAAATCATCAACAGAGCGATGCTTGCCTTCTGCGTACTGGCGGGAGCCAATCGCAAGCAACTTCACCAGCGCAATTGCTTCATCGCGCTGCTTCCGCTCAGCATATGACTCAACCACATAGGCAGGAACACCGTTCTGCGTGACGACCATTGGCTCGGATAAATCCAGGTCAGCCGCATGACGTTTCAAATAACTAATTGTCTCGACTCGCATGAGCCGGTACCTCCATTGCTGTGGGAACACTTAAGGCCTGGAACTCAGGTTCTACGGTGTTCGAACTCCACCACGCTCCATATCCAGGCGACGAGTGGGATTCGCGCGTCGGCAGTCTGTCTACCGTCGGCTCCAACATCATAATCCGAATTCAGACCGAATTTGAACCACCTCAAGTCTATTTTTCTTTCCCTCTGTCGACCCCCGCAGCCTTCAACCTATGAGCGGGTTGAATCGAACAGCCTCAGATAGGTGGTCTTGGGAGAGGTGCGCATATCGCATCGTCATCGACAACGAGGCGTGCCCCAGGATGTGCTGTAGGGTCACGATGTGCCCGCCGTTCATGATGAAGTGACTGGCGAACGTGTGGCGCAGTACGTGGCTGGCCTGCCCCTTCGGCAGCTTGATCGAGGTCGACAGCAGCACCAGGCGGAACACGCCAAGGCAGTTCGTGAACGGCCCGTGGGTCTGCCAATGCCGGCGAAGGTCGGCGCCCAATTCTTCCGAGATCGGCACCGAGCGCACACGCTTGGACTTAGTGTTGGCAAAGATCACCGTATTACCTTTCAGACGTTCCGGCGTCAGCGCCTGAGCCTCACCCCATCGAGCCCCTGTCGCGAGGCAGATACGAGCGACCATCTTCGGATGTGGCGACGTGGTGCGCGCATCCAGGGCCGTAAGCAGTTCGGACACCTGATGCTTGGTCAGGTACGACAACGGTCTTTCCTGAAGCTTGAGCGGCCGCATGCGCCCTACCGGATTCTCATAGTCAATGACGCCGAGTTGGCGCAATTCGTTGTACTGGACTTGAGGTAGCCAAGACGGTTGTTCGCGGTCTTGCCCGACATGCCATTGGCTATCTGTCGGCTACGCAACCGAGCCACTTTCGCAGGCTCCAGGGAGACAGCGACCGGGTCGCCCAGGTCCTTTGCCACCAACCGCAGAATCGCCACGCAACGATGCCCGTTGCTCAAGGTCTGGCCGTGCAGTTCATACCAGAGTTCGACCAACTCCGAGAGACGCCGACGGTCCTTCGGCCTGAGCGTCCAGCAGGGGTTTTCCGCACACTTCTGACGCGCGGTGGCCTCGAATTGCTGCGCCTCCATCTTGGTCTTGAACCGCTTGCGAAAGCGCTTGCCCTTGATCGGTTCTACATCGACGAACCAACGGCCATCGGGGAGCTTGGTGATCGACATTAGACGGCATACCCCCGCCGCAGATACCGATCACACATCAGCTTGTGTATGTGCCTTTCCAGATCGCGACGAGTCCAACCCTTGGCGAGATAGTGGTCTTCGATAACGTGCCAGAACTCCAGTTTACGGGCGGACTCAATAGCCTTTTTTGCCGGGACACGCTCCCGCGCGATCAGGCTCACGAACTGGCCGAGAAACATCTCGCAGTTACGCCCGCTAAAGCCCTTGGCGGTCTTGTAATAGCGCCGATACTCGGTGCGCTCGATCAGCGGATCGCACTCGACCTGGACGCGGGCGTCCTGGCTGATCAGGCTCCAGAACGGATCGTAGACCGCCGTCCGGCTCAGCAGCTTGAAGCTTTCGCAGGCGTAGTTCCACAGTCCTTGCAGGTGCGGGCAAAGCCCCTCATAGGTGCGGCAGCCAATGACCTCTCCCGAAGCCATGCGCGAGCCTTCGGAGAACTGCTGGACGATGGAGTGATGGAAGCGGAATTCGAGCCGCCAGACCGTTTCCAGGGGGTTATAGGCCGGGTCGCCATCGCCGAACGGATCCCCGTTCAGGGTCGCCCACACGCTTTCCCAATAGTCGAGCTTGTCGGTGGCCCGAGCCTGGAGGGTCTTGTTATAGATCGACAGTTGCAGACCGTTGGCCGAGCCGAACATGTACGTCTCGCCACGCCCGTAGACCGAGGCGTTGCCGTCGAACTCGATCCGCTCGATCCCGCTGATTTGCCGCACCCGACGCGAGCGGCAATGCATGCGGTCAACGAGATCAGCCGGAGGCGTCCAGCCCTGCACATCCAGCGCGATATGCACGGCTGCTTGGTTGGTCTCGCAGTGACTCAGCACCGCTGCGGCCAGGTCATCCAGCACGCCCTGGAGAATACGCGGATCGGCGCCGTCAATGGCGTGAGGCGACACCTCGATCTTGAGGTGCGAGCCAATGGTGTCGACCTTGATGTTGTGGTTCTTGATCAGCAAGATCAGGCCCATTTCGGCGTTCTGCAGGCGGTACTGATAGCCAGAGTCGCGACCGATACGGCCCTTGGACCATTCGTAACCGGCGAACTCGACCACATCCACCGACAGGTCAAACAGCGCCATGACTTCCGGCCGGAGCTTGCCGTTGTACAACTGCCGCACGGTGTCCACGCCACACCGCAGGATGCGCACGCCTGACAGGTCGGTGAACTGTCCATTGAGCGGGTCCATGAAAAGCATCCCCTTCGGGGACTTGTGGAAATCCCCGTTCTCTTCGAGGACCAGTCGCGTTGGATGGATCGGAGTCTTCATGTTCTTTACCCGTTAATGAGGTTCTATGGGGTTGCTGATCGGGGGTTATCTGACGTGTTACAGGGGCGTCGGCCGCGCCTTCGGCCTATCGCTCATGCCTTCCGCTCCCGGCCGGCGGCGCGGCCCGCCCCTCATGGCGGCACCCCTACCGCCGCTAGCGCCGTCATCACCGTCCACCAGTGATGCAGCGCCCAGCCCATAGCCACCGGAACGAGGAATTCCCAATCGATCATTTCTGCCTCCAGGGCCGCGAGGCGTATTCGGAATCGGGGACGATGGTCAGCGGCACCTTGTCAGGCTCACGGGCGCCCGCTGCCGATGGCGGCAGGTTGAGCAACGGCGGCTCGCCAGCGACCGCCACCGGCCGGACCGAAGAGCCGGCACAGGTGACGGTCCCCTCCCATTCCCCGTAGAGCAGTTCGGCCACGCACTCGCCGCGTGGCTTGATCGCGTAGCCGGATCCCACGAGTTGCCAACTGGTGAGTTCCAGGTGCCGGCCGGCAGGGTCATCCAGGGCGAACATGTAGATATCGCCCTTCGACGGCATGTAGGCGTGGGCGAGGATCGAAATCCGCCGATCGGCGAAGGGATGGGCGTTCAGATCAACAGGCGCAGCAGCAGGCCCATCAGGTACAAGCCCAGGAGGAAGAAAGCTATTCGCAGCAGGACGCGCTGGAGCAGCCACAGCAGCGGGCGCAGCAGGGGCTTGAGCAGGGTCGCCAGGAGCGTCGGCAGGTGTCGCAGCAGCCGGACCGCCAATCGTGCGCAGAGGCCCCATATACCAGACAAAGCCAATAGTGCCGGCCAGCAATGCCAGTAGAAGAACCAGCTTAGGCGACCGGAAGAGGCTCTTGCCGGCCTTGGTGTCCTGGGTCTTGCCGGTGGCCGTGGACTGGTAGAGGGCGAAGGTCTGCTTTCGGATCCGCTTGTACTCGATGATGGTGCCATCGGCGGGCGGACGGTTGAGTTGGGCGTCATGCTGGGCCTCCTTGTAGCGGCCAGGGATGCCGATCACCGCGAGGTTGGAATGCTTGTAGGCCATCTCGCAGGTCATGCGGATGTCGTCGCGGATGTAGGAGATGTTCGGCGTGGTGAGGACAATGTCCCAGTTGAAATGCCGGTGCCGGGTCCAGGCGTCGAGCCAGCCCATGGGGCGGTCGGCCGCGTGGGCCGCTTCCGGTCCGCCGGGGTAGTCGAAACGCTCGAGGTCTTTTTCCCGCCAGGACTTGGGAAACAGCAGTTGGGTTTCGTCGAAGATCAGGAAGGCCCCGCGGGGCGCCCACTGGAACCACGTGCGCATCTTTTCGAGGTCTTCCAGCGACTCCAGATCGAGGTTGATGATTTCCGCCGTATTGGGCAGGTCCGGGAAGACCTGATAGGCCCGCTCCAGGGTGAAGCCGCGCACGTTGGTGATGATCACCCGCCCGTCTTTCAGCGCGGGCACGGCGTCATCCTGGATCGCGCCGGAGGTCTTGTAGGAGCCATTGGGGCCGTGGTGGATCTTGATCGACACGGATCACCTCCCAATGAACGGCACGAAGCGCATGCAGAAGCGCGTCGCCGCCGCGACCATGATGATGTTCAGCGCCTGCGGCACGCCGAAGAAGGCCAGTCCCGCCGCAATCGGACCCGGCAGCGCGGCGTACATGCTGCGGATCATCTGCGGCACGCCGAGGCTGTCGATCAGTTCGCGGGCGGCGGTGTAGCTGACATCGATCAGCAGGATCAGGGTCTGGAGCGCGGCGTACATCGACGCCTTGGTGGCGACCACCAGGCCGTCGCGCACGAAGTCATAGATGCCTTGGGCGAAGAAGTCCCAGATCCACTGGAAGAAGGCGATGATCTGATCGAGGAAACCGGAGAGCCATTCCATAGGGTCAGTCCTTCAGCAGAATGAGGGCGGCGATCAGCGCGGCCATCAGCAGCAGCGCCACGCGCAGGCTGGAGAGTTGGCCGGCGTAGTCGGAGATACAGAGGGAGTAGGACTTGCCCCAAATGGTCATGGACTCGCAGGGCAGTTGCCCGCCGCCTTCCGCCAGGTTGAGGTCGAAGGCACCCTTCATCTGGTCGACGTTGGCCTTCACCTTGGTCTTGAGTTCTTTCTTGGCGTCCTCGACCTTCTTTTCCCAGGTGGCGATGGCGTCATCCCAGGTGCCGGGCGTGGGTTCCTTGAGTTCGCCGCCGGGGCCTTCGGGGCCGGTGGAGCAGTTCTCTTTCGCCGGGTCGCATGTACCGTTGCCATCGCCGCCCGTGCCGCTGCCGTCACCGTCCCCGCTACCATCGCCCCCGCCGTTGCCGTCCCCTCCCCCGCTGCCGTCACCATTGCCGGTGCCGCCGTCATTGCCGCCGCCGTTGTTGTTTCCACCGCCATTGCCATCGCCGCCGCCGTCGCCGCCCGGCGTGGTCGGGTCGGTTGGATCCGTGGGATCGGTCGGGGCCTTGACGCAGGTAGTTCCCGACCACGACCAGCCGGGCGGGCAGCCGGGATCGTTCGGGTCGGAGGGATCGGTGTTCGGAGTGTCGGGCGGGTTCAGCGAATCGCCGGTCTGGGAGAAGGTGTAAGAGTCGGCACCGCAGCTTTGGCCGGTGCCCTTGAGAATGTAGTTGCAGAAGCCCGTCGTGGTGGAGCCTTTGACCAGATAGCAACTGGCCGGGCTGGGATTGCCGCCATACTCACAGCTTTGATAGCAGGCGGTCGGGGCGCCGCCGTCACCGACATAGTTACGGCCTCCCGAGGTAACTACGGGCGAGTCCGGGCCCTTGGCCGGGAACAGTTCGCCTTCCTTACACTCCTTGGGCGGCGGCTCACAAATACCAGTGGAGGCATTGTAGGTATCATCAGCATTGGCACACTGATCCCCCTTTCTAAAAAGCTTCCAGCTAGCGCAGTCATCACAAGTATTAACAACACTAGGGTCTCTACGAGAAACATACACAACAGAACAATATGAATTATCCAACCCATTCATCTTGGGCGTGGCGCTTGTATAGTTCCAATCCGGAGACCTATCCGCAACAACCCGTGCTTTCTCGCATGCTTCGGCAGGAGTGCTAGAGCCACTGGAGGAGTACATAACAACCTCCCATATATAAGGGCCCGCAATAGCACTCCGAGCAAAGAATAACGAAGGCAACAAGCACGCCGTAAGAAGCGTTACCCTCAGGACAGATATCAATGTCTTAATGCTCATTTATCTTTTCTCCGGGTAATAAAAAGCCCCGCCGGAAACTCCGGAGGGGCTTCCGCCTCGGTCTGTTCGGTTAGAAGAATTCGCCGGTCCGGTACCCGGTGATGAAGGCGCCGGCGAAGAACGCCCCCAACCACACCGACCAGAGCACCCGTTACGCCTTGCGCAACATGCTGTAGATCAGGCCGGCGACGGCCAGGATCACCAAGGCGCCGACGATGTAGCCGCCAATGGCCTTCATATCGCCCTGCCCATCGGTGATCGCCGATTCCACCGCACTGGTGTCGATCACCCCGGCGAAGGCCGGCAGCGAAGTCGCGGCAGTGACGGAACCGGCGATGCACAGGTTGCGGAACGAGGCGACCGGGCTGAACTTGGCGATGCGTTGCTTCATTGCTTTCATGGTGTTTCCTCTCTATTTGGCTTTACGAAGAAGTGACGCGACCCAGCCAATCAAAAGCCCCGTCACGAACGATCCCAGGACGCCAGCGGCACCGATGCCGAAGGCTTCCGGGGAGAAACCACCGTTGACCAGGATGTCCACGTATCCAGCGGCCTCTGGCGGAATCAGGTAGGCCTGTTGCCATGCGAGTTCGCGACACGCCATGAAGCCCTCGGGAGTCGAGGTCCACGCGGTACACACCTGCACAGCGACAACGCCTGACATAGCGATCAGTCCTCAAACAGCCAGGGAGGCCGCTAGGCCGTCGATCCAGCCCCAGGCGTAGCCTGTGGCCAGACCTACCGCGAACAGCGAGAGATAGCGGAGCATCGCGGCCTCCTACGGCTTACGCCTTGGCGTCCGGGGACTTGTCTTGTTTGTCCTGGCCCTGCGGCTGCTGGGCCGGGCGCGGGGCTTGGGCCTGCGCTTGCGGGCGGGCCGGGGCTTGGGCGGTCGGCGCCATCGGCTTGCCGCCCACGGCCAGCAGATCCACAAGGACTTGGGTATTGGTGATCCGGCCGAAACGGTCTTGGGTCGGGCGGACCACGCTGGCGAACTTGCAGAGCACCGGCTGGCCTTCGAAGACGATGGCGTCCAGCAGGGTCGGCTCGATGTTGTATTCGCTGATCTCGAAGCCCTTGGCGTTGCCACGGGCACCTTCCGGGATCGGGGCGATGGATTGGACCGAGGCGTAGATTTCCCCGGTCTTGGTCGAGGTGTAGGTGTCGGTCTTGGTGACCCACAGTTCGACGACGCCGCCTTGGGTTGCAAACATGTTCATCGGTGTTTCTCCTTCAATTCGCCTTTTTCGGCGTGAGTTGTCCCGCTGCTGCAAATTCGGCTGTTTCGCCTTCATTCAGCGGTGTTGGGTGAAAGTGATTTGTCGGGCGATCCCTTCGGGCCGGGCTCTATTCGCTAGCGAGCCAAGCCAACCAAGGGTGTTCGTCTTGGCCCATCCGGGTAACGATCCCTATCGCAACGTCGTCTCCGACGGCCAAGGGGAATCCTTCCCCTTGGAACCCGCAGAGCAACACCAAGGGCTCTGCCCTTGTCATCCCGCTCTTGCCGCCGAGGGCTCGGGAGCGCGGGGCGGAGAAGCTGCCCCACACTCCCAAGCAGAGGCTGTTTCAGGGGGGAGGCGTTCAAGGGTGCGCTGCGCCCGTGCTTCCGTTCGCCGGAACGGTGAGGCTGTTCCGACGAGCCGGGAGCGCGGCCCTTGACCGGATCGGCCACGGTGCGGGCGGCCTGGATCAGGCAGAGCAGGAGCAGCGCTTTCAGGGTGTCAGCGAGCATGGGTCAGCCCTCCAGGACACGCAGCAGGTCCTGCTGCTCGGGGTGAAAACTCACAGATTCTGGTTCCGCCAAGGCCCGCATCACATAACGGCCCCACTGCTCGGCCATCGCCTCGGCGATACCGATATAGGTCCGGCTACGGTCCTTCCAGCGGTCAGGGCCTGGCGCCATGTAATGCACGACCGGAGAACGTCCATCGACGATACGGGTCGGCTCCAGAAGCGGCAGGTTCTGCAACCAGAGGTGCGTTTCCTTGCGCTCGCCGTGTCCGAACATCCAGGGCTGGATGATCTGGTCCGGCTTGCGAATATGGCTGGAGATCACAGACTTGGGGTTCTCCAGTGCCTTGAATCGAATAGGCGCCGACAGCAGGGTACGAACGAACTCCAGGGCACGTGCCTGACGACCGTCAGCAATCTTCTCGGGAAACCAGCGGGCACCCGAGGTAGCCAGGTCAGTGCAGGGCGGGTGGGCAATCAGCAGATCCCACCCCCAGTCCAGCATTTCCAGGACATCCCCCTGGACGTGCTCCCCTTCGGTTTCCGAAGGCAGCAGATCGCAGCTCACGGCGTAAAAACCAACCCGGGCCAGTGCATCGCGGACACGCCCGGAGAACTCGCAGGCAATCAGTGCGGTTGGCTGTCTCATAAGGCAGTCACTCCAGGACGAAAGGTTTGTGCAGTCGAACGCCGGGCGTGGGTTTCCCGCTGTCGTACACAACGTGCCAGTACTTCGGCGGACGCCGGGACGGGTCGTGTTTCGCGCAGAAGGAACGGGGACGGCAGAGCCAGCGGCCACCTTCCCGATAGGGCAGCCCAGGGGGCCGGCAGTCCGGACACGGCGACGGGCTGTGCAATGGGATGACCTGCCTTGCGGACCAGCACACAGAGCAAGCGCAGTCCGGGGCGTGGGTTTGGCGCAAGTAATTCGGAGACGACATGGTCAGCTTCCTCCTTATCTTGGCGAGCACGGCCCCAGGCGAGAGCCTCAACCCGCAGGTCGGTCAGATAGGATTCTTCCGGCTGGGAGAGGTAGCCGGAGTCCATGAGGCCATCGATCAGCATCAGGGCGCGGTTGAAGGGTTCGCTGGGATGCTCTGCCGCGTGCAGCAGATAGCCCTCAAGGAAGCCCAACAAGGCGTTAATCGGGTTGCTCGACAGAACGCGCGCTAGCTCAACGCCTTCAAAGCTCTGCTCAACACGAAAGACCAGTTCGGCATTCAGGGAGCGCATAGAGGCCTTGGCAGCCTGTTCAACCCGAGCGCGAAGAGCTGGAGGCATACGGAGCTTGAATTGCGGATCGGTGCGGCTCATGCCGTCCACTCCTGTTCCAACAGCCAGTTGCGCAGCAGCGCGCTATTTACCATGCGCAGCTTTCCAAGCTTCACGGACGGCAGCACCCCCCGGTAAACCCAGGCGCGGGCGGTGCCGTAGCTAATGCCGTTGCGCTCCGCCCACCGCTCGATGGACTCCACATCCTGTTGCGGCCCTATCAGGGCACCGGGGTTAAGCTCTTCCAGTTCCATGCTCGTTCCGTCACTATTCATTCCAATGCAGACAGTCATCTCTGCGTAAATAATACGCTTGCGTGCATATTACGCAAAGCAATCCAATGCGTAAAGATTACTCGGATTGAATTTATCTTTGATGGACGGCGTAAAAGATAGAGCCCTTCAATTGATCAAGAAGGTCGGCCCAAGACGATTGAGCGATATGGGCGGCAAAAACTATGATCGGTGGAGGAACATCAGCAGCGAGAAGATACGCATCAGCACCGAGGAAATCGGCATCCTTGCTCAGGCGTTTCCGGAGTACGCCCTTTGGCTAGTGAGCGGTCGCGTTGAGCCTCAGAACGGCCACGTGAGCCCTGACTACGAGGAAGCCGATGCCAAATTAGCCAAACCCAGCGCGGGGTAGAGCTAACTAGGAAGGTGGCACTGCGCTGGTTCAGCAAAGGATGTGGTTAGCGCGGCAATCCGACCAGTGACGATTGCCGACTAGCCAAACGCCAGCAAAAATACTGTTTATTTAAACAGTATTTTGACTATGCAATTTGATATTCGCCGCATGCGCCGCTATGGCAAAGTCCTTGGACGCGCTGGCTTCGACAAAGCCCCTGTACTAAGAGGAGACGTATGGGTGCGGATGGCCTCGACCTCGCCACTCAACCGCCCTACCTTGATCGCCGAAATCCTCAAAACCAGTCCTAGCGGGTCGATTTTGCCAACACTGCACGACGTGCAAATTCACGGTGTGAGGACCAATGCACTGCTCATCACCGGCATTGAGTTCATCGACGGCGTGGCCTACTCACAATTCTGGCATTGCCGAGTGACGTGA